AAGCTGCACCTGAATTAATCGCAACTGAAATGATGCGGGCAGACTATGCAAACAAACAGGTATTAGCAGACACCTCTGATGTTTTGCGTAACGTCGGCAATAAACTGGATGCGGCCTTATTGAAAAAATCCGAAGGGTTTAAACAATCACCGGAACAATTGGCGCATGTAATGGAACTGGCAGGTATTAACACCCCTACCCCGCTTCCTAAAATGCCCGTGGTTGAAACCATCCAGAGAATCTATGCCGATGTGAAGGCCAGCGGTGCAACGTCTCAGGAAGCGATTCAGGCGGCGGTATTTGATGCTTATGCACGCATCCCTGCCCCGGCGGAACTGGACGACAAAGACCTTGCCAAGGTATCGGACAAGATCACGGACAAGCTGATAGCAAAGACCCCTACTCCATCAGTGCCGGTCAACCAGAAACAGGGTGCAACTGGCCTGCATAACCCCGCGTTGGGAACGGCTGAGGAACACTATTCGCTACCCTTACCAGTGAGCAAAAATGACGCAATGCAACAATATGGAACGGATGGAACGGATGGAAGCGTTCCAAACGGAACGGAACGGAACGCTATGGAACGGGTTGGAACGGGTGAAATAGAAGCGTTCCATAGCGTTCCAACCCGTTCCACCGAGAAGGGCGGAAGCGTTCCAGACACCAAGGAAGAGGGCGCAAGCATCGAAAATAACGCTGAAAACTTTGAGAAAATGCGCAAGGTTTTTGAAGAAAATGAACTACTTGAAACAGGTAGAGAAGTGTTCTGCCCAGTGTGTACCGTGCCGTTCCTGAAGAAGCGTTCCAACCAACGGTTCTGCTGCACAAAAGACAAAGCACATTACTGGAAGCTCGCCAAGCGGAACGGATACCGTGGCAAGGAACAGAACGGAACGGATGGAACGGATTAAACGGAACGGATGGAACGGAACGGAACGGAACGGATGGAACGGATGGAACGGAACGGATGGAACGGATGGAACGGATGGAACGGATGGAACGGAACGGAACGGATGGAACGGAACGGATGGAACGGAACGGATGGAACGCTTCATCCGTTCCACTTCAAAAGAAGCGTTCCACCAGTATTTAAGTATTATTTTATAACTAACAACCCCGCGAAAGCGGGGAAGGAAACAACAAAATGCCAAGACCAGCGTATTTAGTAGTGACATGCCACCCGACTGACAACACTGGATTCTACCCAGCAGCTACTGGAAACTTTACGGGAAGCAGCAAAGGAGCAAACCACATGATCGACCCTGATAACATCGGGCTGGATGATGAATCCGTGCCACTGGAAAACCGCCTTGCCTGGACAGCATGGCTTGCCGTGCAAAAACAGGATAGGGCTACCGTATCCCCATGCAAGTTCCGGTTAATGCTGTACGCAGCAGCCGTTGCAGCGGTTATTACCTACCTCTGGAGATGGCAATGATGGAAAAAGCACAATACCTACCGATTAAATGGCTCAAGCTGGAAAAGTTTTGTGAAAGTACCGGCGAAACCCGTGGTAGCGTCCAATCTCTACGTTAGTATCGAAGCCTATAACCGTTGGGTAGAACACGGTCTAAGCAAAATAGAAACCCAACCCCAACCATTGAACTTGGGAAAATCGCCGACGGGGTGCGCATTCGTGCGTACCCCAGCGGCAAGATGCGCCTGGAGATTCAGTTTCAAGACACCGAAGACTTCGGCAACTTTTCGCCTTAGCCTTAATCCCTTTTGAACAGGGTGTTAGACATCCTCAGACTCAACAATACCGCCTTGCCGATCAGCTTTTATAAAGCTGGCAGACCCAGCGACAATGGCGCATATCAAGAGAGGGCGTGCTTTGGCTGTTTCGCTTGCCCAGTCAAATAAAGCTCTGCGCGATACATTGCTTGTTGATACAAGATGCGCCTCTAGTTGTTGTAGTGTTATGCCATTGTCTTTGCATAGCTCAGCTAATGTTCCGGCTCTCATTCTGCTTTACCTGCAAAGCCAAGTTCGCGGGCAACATTCAAAAAATCTTCGAGGTCTGTTGCATCGTCATACATTGGGTCTAATCCAAGCTCGGTCATAACTTCGCAGTATTCTTCATCAGACATTTCTACCACGACGGCTTCCATTCCCATGCTCTCCCATGCCGCCAAGCGGTGGCTTCCACTGTATGCTCGGTCGCCGCATACCAATACAGGTGGCAGCTCCCCGCCGTTTTTCAAAATTTCGATCATTGCTTCTAGTTTTTCTTGATCTCTTACTTCGTGTGGTGGTTGGTAGTACATTTTTTGGTCTCCTGTTGTGTTGTCGATAAGTGCATATTACGCACTATTTTCCATTGATGCAACAAGAAAATGCACATCAGTACCCAAGCTTGTTCGTGTTGCGGGAGCATTTCCGTCGACAGTCCGAAAGGTAGGGCAGGGCTTGGAATAAGGGAATGGATGTGTGCCGACTGTGGCACGCTGCACGACAGAGATGTCAATGCAGCACGCAACATTCTCGCGGCTGGGCATAGCCGTCTCGCAGGAGGAATCCCCGTCCTTTAGGGCGGGGAGGATGTCAACCTGATTGCAAAAGGATGATGTATAATGGACGAGCACGGAATTATGCACAGGAGTTTAAGCCATGAGCCAGCCAACAACCTACCAACCAAAAGGCAGAATGTGCGCAAGCTGCGTGCATTTTTTTCGGAACTGCTCACACCTAAAATTTGCCGAAATGCCAGTTATCGAGACGGATAAAAAAACAGGCGTGAAAATTGTTAAGTGCACGGAGTATGAACGGTGATTAGTAACATTTACGCGCCGTTGCTTCCATAGTCAAAAAACTCCAATTCCGCCAATTCCGCAGCGATTAAATCAGCGTTATGCGCTAAATACCCGTTGATTACGTCCGCATCTGACTCCCATTTAAACCCATGCGGGGTTTTGCTTTTGTCAAAATCCTTATCAACTAATGTTACTTTGCTGTCGATAACTGTCCAAAATTCTTCGCAAATCATCCAGCTTGTATCATCGTTTTGTTTACACCACATATACCACCCCCTTAAACTAGGGTTACTGTTGAGTTGGGAAAATCAGCCAAAATAGCAGGTGCTACTAAAGTAGACGTACTAAATGGATTGTTACGCAAATCAAAAGTAATTGTATTTGCGCTAGTACCTAAGCTCGTCACCCATGCCAACGCTTCAGTCTCTTGAATTGCGGTGTATCGCAAAACGAAGGTTGTTGCATTTGGGAAAGCTGTCCCCAAACCATTTGTGATCAACTTTCGCAGCGATCTACAGCAAGTAGCTTCGGTTGTCGTGCCGAACATACCTGTTGCATTGGTCAGCGCAGACAACCCACCAAAATAGCATGACTGCAATGCAAAATTAGCATAGTGCATATTTGTCGCATTGGTCATTGCAGGGTAATTGCCGTGTGTAACTGACAGAAATGCATAATTAGCATAGTGCATTGCTGTCGCATTAGTCATTGCAGGGTAATTGCCGTGTGTAACTGACTGCAATGCATAATTAGCATTGTGCATATTTATCGCATTGATCATTGCAGGGTAATTGCCGTGTGTAACTGACTGCAATGCATAATTAGCACTGTTCATATTTGCCGCATTGGTCATTGAAGGTAGTCTATAAAACAAACCAACAAGATATACTGAGCTATTTGCATTGGTTTCTGCTGGGTTATTAGTGGAAAACAGCAGAGATGTAAGAGATTGTCCGGCTTGTGGAGTAATCTCTACATATGCCTGACGTGTATAAGCATCAATATTGTGCGTACAAGATGCCCAATCAATTTGCCAGTTGCATTGCACATTTGATGCAATATTTTGACTACTGATTAGTATGCCGCCCACTGACGTGTACACACTAACAGTATAACTACCAGACGCTACACAACTAAAATAATTACGATCCCCGATGTCAAGCACGTTGCAAAACATGCCGCAAGCATCTGTTAGACCATTCATAGTGGTATCAGTGATGACCGGGGGAGTTAGCCAATTGTTTGGATTTGACGCAGCACAAGCGGATGTACCAACAATAATTGCATTATCCATACTTTAATCCTACCACGTCGTTACTGAAATAATAGCCCCTTGTGAGTCAATGGATTTACACCAAAGATTACCACCCGAGTTGCTTATAAATGTATCTCTATAGCCGTTGGCTGTTAGCATTATGCCTATACTATCATCAGGTAATGGGGATACATCACCAACCGCGATTAAACACGCACCGCTAATAAGTGTGGCACTCCAGCCGGTGGTATTATTTACGACAGATGTCCACCCTGTCCCTGAAATAACCTGATTAATCAACGTATTAACTGCCATGATTAATTCTCCAAATTATGATTGATGATTTAAATAAATAATCCGTTGTGTGTGTTTTCATATCACCTTCCTATGGCAAAAATCCGGCCGATTAGCGTGAGGGATGCACTGTGCTGGCAATAGCCACTTAGCTGATTCGCGGAAATACTCTCAACTGTCCACGATGATGTAACGTAGTTGCCAGCACCCGCGATACCGAATAGGCACACAGTTGGGAACGTTATTGGAAACGTCCATGTATAAAACGCCGGCGTATTCGCTGTAACGGCAACGGAGATGGATGTCCATTGCACAGTCCAGCCTCCCAGCCACGTCGGCAGCTTGATGTAGCCGTTTACTGCTTGGCTTGATGCGTAACCGCTTTTCATTGTCGTGTCATCGACCATGCTATCCCAAAAAGCGCCACCCGTATCCGGGTTGGAGGTGTTTCCGTCCACGGTGTTTTTCCACCAGCCAATACCGCCCGCCTTGGGGATAGTTGCCCCTTTCGGGTACCCTCCGATTGCCGCGCTAAACGTGGCACTATAGGGATACCCGCACCCCGCTTGCGCCCACTGCTCGCGCTGCGTGATGTCGTAAATGATGCCCTGAAAATCCTGACCTGAAACATTGATGCCGCCCGCACCGGGGGATAAAAACGTGATGGGCGGAAACCCATCGGTATACGATGCCTGACCGGGGGTCGGTGATGACGCAACAGGGATTGTGCGGCGGTTGACGCCCGTCGAATTCCATAGTTTTGTCAAAAATGCGGGTACGTTGCTCAATAACATAATTTTCTCAAGTTACAATTAGTTTTACGCCAATAGGGCGCGGGATGATGCCAGCATTAAGAATCGCTATATTTGTTACGTCCATCGTTCCATTACTGACAATGGTCATGGTCATATTATAGTTGTCCTGACACCAAACGCGCTCACCAAATAATATACGCAGGATGCCGTTGATGCTGGGCACTGTGCCGGGGCTGATATTTGCAGCAGCCTTTGCCAGTATCACACGGCGGTACGCATCGTCTGACAGGCTAAACATCGTCGTGGAAGACACGCCGGAATAAAACACGCCCTGACCAAACCCCAAATCGTTCCAGCCGAAAAACCCACCGGGAACGGGAATATCGAGTTCGCGTTCAATCCCGACGATACGCCCCCAAATGTCCAGACCGAACCCCTGCGCTGTCATGACATTTATCACGTTATCGTACAGTGCATTGAGTGTGTCATCTGGTGAAAACCATTGGTCTGCGTAATCAACGAGCGCAGTGAGGGTTGGGCTGTTAGCGTATTGGGCTAACAGGGTGTCACGGTAATTAATCATACGACCGTGACCAGAATGTTAAAGTCGGAAACTACTGGGATTTGGTCAATCCCGATAGTACGTGCCGTCGCAGTACTGCCGGGGGCGAAACCCACCCCCAGTGTCAGGATTTGCACCAATGGGCTGATGGCGTAGATGCCCTGATAATAGCGTCCGGCGTAAACGGTCTTGCTAATGCGCTCCCGCTCGCCGCCGTCTTGCCCGGCGAATGCCTCCAGAACTGCATTGTTGACAAGCTGCAAAATGTTAGACGGCAGCCCTGAATTTGCTTTTATGCTTATCTCAAACGTGATCGGCTGGGCGGCTGGCGTTACCCACTTGATAAGGTACGTAGGCGCAGGGGTGCTGTAGTTGTCATCAGTAATGGTGTAAGTGGTGCTGCCCGTCATTGGGCAACCGGGCGGTTTGTTATCCCATATTGCTTTGGCGACATCAGCCGCTAACCCGCCGGACACGCACACAAACAGGCTGTAAGCGGGTATTGAGTAGGATGTTGCACCCGTGGCAACCGCAGCAGCCGTGGGGTTATCGGTCACATACGCATCAGTTACGCCGGGCACTTCTAGCAGCGCAGCATAAATCGAGTTGAGCGCGTTTATTGAGTTTTTCCCAACTGACAGTTTGCGCCGAGCCTCGAATTCAGAACGGGATTCCGCCAGCCGGCCGACAATGCCCAAACTAGTATTGCTGACGGATTCCCAGCCAAGTACAGGCGTGTAGATTGTTGTAATGGCATTGACGGGGCAGGGTATGGCGCCGTATTCGCCATTCTGGAATTGGAGTTTAACCCACCCGCCCGCGCCGATAGTGCCTGAGCCTGTGGCGTAGTATTTGTACCCCACCGAATCTAGCACGATAGACCCCGTAGGAATGACCGTGCCGACCGCACCAACGCAGGTAACAGTAACCACCGTACCCGTTCCAACGATGCGAGTCAGAAAATAAATCTGCCCGATTGCATCCTGATAGCGCCCGTCCGCCGTATTGGGGTCTAGGCAGTTAATCGCGTGCATAATCTGGTCGTTTGCGTCTCCTATGATGGCGGTCATGGATTGGGCAAGCTGACCCTGCGGTGTGGTCAGCGACTTGTCCAGACCGCCACCAAATGCGGTGTCAATGTCAGTCAGCACGCCGTCAAGGACGGCCGACTCTTGGGGCAAAACAATGCCCGTGGCTGTAAATGTTAACGGTGGCACTGTGGTGGCAATCGTCATTTAAACGACACTCCTAAATCAATCAGTTGTCTATTCACGACGTGCAGGTCGTCGAACTCGACCATACCCACGTCTGGAACACGTAACGCCTCATTATCAAGCGCCGATTTAACAAACTGGCGAGGTGGCAATTGCCCTAGTATGTCCCAATACGGCACGCCGATGGCGGTATTGTACCAGCACTCACCCGAGAAAGTGCGGCAGGCACTTGAGACGTTTTGAGCAATTGCATATGGGTTGTCCGCCATGGCAATATTTCCCGACGAATCCAGCACTAGATCCCATGCGTCTCGGTCGAGTAGCAGTGTTTTCATGACATTCCTCCCGATGTACCGCCGCCGGGCAGCACCCCGCCGTGGGTGTGGGCGTTGATGCTTTTTCCTGCCACTGTCAATGTGTTGCTGACTGTCTCGCTCCCAGTAATGTACGTATTACCGATAATGTTGATTGTTTGCGCTGCAATATCAATTCCGCTGGCGCTAAACCGGATATACTGAGTTGGGGCGCTTGAGAGTATAGCCCCCAGATATACCGCATCACTCATATCGTGCCTGCGCAAGCTTCCGGGGTGCGCCCCAGCTTTTGATGCTTTAACCACGGATATATCGCGGTCACAAAACAGGGCGATACCAATGTCGCCTACTACCGGGTCAATGATGATCGCATTGCCACCGCATTGCAGCCGCAGGTACGGCACGTCGTAAATAGCGCCATGCGGGATAAGCTGCCCGTCGCCGTCAAGCTGCCCCACTAACGGCACGATGTCTACCCGACCGATTTCCGCCACATTGCCTGTGTTTGTGACCTTGGTTACTTTGACGGGCATGGATGTGCGCACATCGCCCAGCAGTGACCGCATAATAAACTGCATCTCATTCTGTGGGCTGGTCAGGTCACTGGGTGTGAGGTTTGTATTAAGCTCTTGGGGCATAAAGCGACCTGTTAAGTTTTAGCGATGACTGCCACATTCCACCGGGCATTTGTGCTGATAGTTCGTGGCGTGCTGCCAGACAAAACCATTTTCCTGTTGCATTGCCGACGATTGATCTCAGGTCAACCATTGCGCCGTATGACAGGTTAACGTCAAACTCTGCTGTTACCTCAATGCCTGCCGGGGTAAATGACGGGTATCCAATCATCCCTGTATCGGCACTCAGGATGATGGGCGTATCATTACGCGCTGCGCCATTAGGCCAGATGCTCACCGTCTTATTGCTGACGCTGTAGGCGATGCCAGCAGCCTGCGCTAGCCGTTGTATTTGCTGCATAGCACTGCCGGGGGCGTATTGATTGGAGAGCCTAGCCGTCACGCCGTTATTGACAAACGTGTAGCCCATGCCCACAGCGATGGATTTGATCGCATCCGCCACTGGGATGGATCCGGAATAGGACGAGGGGGCGATGGGTTGCGCCCTATTCCGGTAGCCTGATTGTGCAAAAATGTTGAAGCTACTGTCGGGGGATGATGAAAAATCGGTGTAAGCTTTTATGATTGTCCCCTCGAATACCTGCCATATCGCGCCCCCAATATTGCCAGCTAGCACCGTGACAGAATCACCGCGAATGCTCAGGGCTTGTAAGGTGTTCGTGGAGAAGTTGTTCATATCCGCCAATTTCATACCGAAAATGCGTAGGTTTAGCGTGTCCATTGCGTGCAATCCGCCCGGATTATCGACGATGGCTTCAACCCGATGACCTGACAGCGATAGTATGGAGTTTTTCCCGCCAGATGCCAGTGCCAACACAACGCGGATTTCCCGCTCGATTAGAGCCATTGCGACACCTCGGCGGGCAATAGATAGACCAGCAGCCAACGACTACCCATCCCCGTGTGTTGTGGGTCGCTTTTCCCTCGTGTATCGGCAAACATCAAATCACCCGACAGGCCACCGTAACGGATGATACGCACCCGGTCACGGCAAATAATTCCAGTTGCTACCGCCACGCCTTCCACAGACAAGTCCAAATAAACACCCGTGCTTTTTTGATAAATGGATATTTCACACGACTGCTGGTCGAGTGATGTGTACAGCGTCTGTGATGCGATTGGCAGTAGGGGTATGCTTTTCATTTGACGTTTACATCCGTGGCTTGCACAGTACCACGTCCCTGCGTATCCTGAGCTGCTGGCGTTTTGGTGGAATAGTAGCCAACTACTGCCGACTCCCGGACCTCCTGAAATCCCGCCTCAACCGTCAACATGCTCACTCCGTTTTTTGCCGTGCGCCGATAGCTGTAATTAATGAGATTCATTCTAGGGTAAGTTGCATCGGGAGTCACGATGGAATACAACAGCAGACTGTCTTTCATAGATTCCAGCGCAATCAAAAACCCTGCGCGTGTCATCTGCCCCATGCCGCCGCAGGTCATAACGATGTGCAGGTCGGACGGCACTGCGACTTTGTTATATGCCGAAAAGCCGCCATTTTCCACTGGGTGAGTGGCTATCTTTGCATCGCCTCTGTATTCCAATCCAATCACAGAATCTGGCGTTAATGCAGGTTGTCCGCCAGCGGTCAATATCTGCCATTTGGTCGAGCTGAATAAATCCATCAGGCCAAACAAATCACCGCCAAGTGCACGGTAAATGCCCGTTACGGCATTGGTAATAGAGCGTGGAACATCGGGGACGCCGGGAACTTTTGGAACATTTGGGAACGGTATCAGTGACATTATTGTGCCCCCGCCGCATGTGAGTATACGGCTGCCTGTCGTTGTAACGCGGCTTTCATGTCCTTGAACATCACGTCTGCGGTTGTCGCTTGCGTGTTTATCGTCATGTTTTGGATGTTGGTGGATACGCTGGATGTGTTGCCAGCACTAGCGCCACCTGACCCCATGCGCGATGTAATGTCATGCACATAACCGCGCGTTTCGGCGGGGGCATGAGATAGCCAATCTGAGCCGTACTTGGATTTTGTTGAAATGCTTGACGTACCGCCACCAGAAACAGACCCGGCCCCCATCCTAGATGTGATGTCACGCACGTAGCCACGCGTTTCGGCGGGGGCATGAGATAACCAATCTGAGCCGTACCGAGCTTTTGCCTTTTGGACGTTGCCTTCTCCCCAATTGTATCCAGCCAGCGCCGCCGATGTGTCGCCCTTAAACATCTTGATGAGCTTGGCATAATAGCGGCTTGCAGCATCAGCGGATTCGCTCAGATCATTGGGGTTTTTCAATCCGTAAGCCTGGGCCGTATCCGGCATGAATTGAAAATGCCCCTGAGCGCCTGCGCCGCTGTGCATAAATTTAGGGTTTCCGCGCTGAGACTCTTGTAGCCAAACGCTATCCAGTAAGCCAGACGGTAGCCCACGCTGCTTTTCGAGCGAGGAAAACAGCGCATTGGCGTTGGGATTTTTTGCCCACGTTTCTTTGCTGCCAAGTGGTGCTGCCGGTTCTGCCGGAGCCGGAACAAATGGCGGGGGCGCGATAGGCTTTTCATCCTTGGAATAACCGAAGTATTGCTTGATCCCCAACCAAGCGTTACTAGCTCGCTCCCCAACGGTCAGCGGGTCATCAAAAAGCCCTTGACCACGAGTGTCGATAGGAGACTCAGCGCCCGTTGCTTCGCTGACCGCCGTTAATTTATCAGCCAACCTTCCAAGCCATTCCGCACCATCTTTAATAACTGGCACTAACTTTCCAATCCATGAATCCGCTAGACTCTCCGAAGAGTCCATTATCTTGTCAAGTTCTGGCGCAACTTTGATAAACGCGCCTGTCATCAGACCGTCAATCGATTGTTTAAACACCGACCACTTTTCCTGCATCCGTTCCGTGACTTTCGCGCCCTCCTCGGACACTCCGGACAAGTTACGCATCTTATCGACAAGAGACTGAACTTTTTCGGGGGATTGGCGCAACAAGTTGAACGTCCCTGCATCCAGCCCTAAGGCGTTGGCGAGGTACATTTTATCCTGTTCGGTCAGCGCCCGGTTTTGCAGCCCCTTGTTAATCTGCCCCATAATATCGGATACATCACGCATGTTGCCCTTGGCATCCAACATACTGACATTCAGCGCATTCATTGCGCCCAGAAATGCCGGGGGCGCGTTGCCTGTCGCTTTAATCTCTTCGAGAGTGCCAGCGATAGCCTGAGCTGATGCTTGGAAATCGGATTTCTTCCCACCCGCCGATTCGACCGCCGCACCCCATGCGTCCAGCTCTCGCCCTGACGTGCCAAGGTTAAGCGCCATCCTGCCCAATGCCGCCTGAGCTGATACCGTATCAGCCACGAACCCTTTTATGGAGTTCGCCCCGACCAGCACGGCAACCATGCTGACGATCTCGTTTTTGACCTTGTTGAAGCCGTCCGCCATCGCTTCGGCGCGCGCTGCTTGCGCCTTGGCATGCTTGTCGCTGGCTTTGTCGAGATTGTCGAGCGATTGCCCAGCATCAGCCTGACCACGACGTAACCCAGACGTATCGAAACCAAGGGTTATCAGCAGGCTATCAATGACTGTTGGCATACTCGCTCATCCTGTTTTGGTTATGTGTGTCCACGGCGTTTATCTCCAACATATCCCACAAATCCGCCAGACCATAAACCGTTTGGAGTTCGTGCAATGTCGCAAGTCTGCTCGAAACGATTGTCCCAATGGTGCGGGGAAGATTGGTGTATTCGACCAATCCCCGCACCTGATGCGGAACATGCACCCCGAAATCTATTGACTTTCGGCTTTTAAAAAAAGGGTGTGCAGGTCAAAAATATGACCACGTAGCTTGAAAATAGTCGGAAGTTCTTCAATGTCATCCTTAAACAGTTCGCGGGTAAAGCTTGGGTTTTTCGCATCCGGAATGATCCTCACGCATTCCAGCATCTCATCTAGCAGCGGCTCGTATTCCTTGTGCCCTATGCGCATCACTGCACCAATGATGTTACCGGCAATCGCTGCCATTCCGCTGGAGACGTCCGGGACCTCAAACCCCGACAGGGCCATTGCAGACATGACGCGGAGTGCCCAACGTTCGGAGTGATAAGTTGACATTTCGGTGATCAAAAACATCTTGCCTTTGTCACGCCCGTCTGTCGCCGTGAATGTCTTAGTATATCTTGCCATTATGCTGCCTCACCTGTCACACTCTCCCACGTAATCACGTACACCTGTGGTTGCAGCGTCTTTTTGACAGACGGCATGACGGGGACTGTGGTCAGGTAGCCATTAGTCATGGTGTACTTTTTTCCAACAGCAGGGAGTATGGCGGTTGCATTTGCCACGTACTTCTCATGAACCGCCTTTTCAGCACTCGCCCATGTGTCGAAAAACGGAATGGACGGACTGTCGGGCATAATGGTAATGGTCTGTTTGACCTGGCTAAACACAAAACCCGCTGACAAATGCCCATCAACACCCATGACGACCTCCGCCATTTCAAGCGCATCAGCCGTAAATGCATCATCACTAGCATAGCCCTTAATGTTCTGCGGCGCTTGGAACAGGCCAGTAATCGAGATTGCTAACGTGCTGTTAGCGCTGGTAATCGTTGCCATTATTGCACCTCAATGCTTGCGAGTGTTACGGACTGGATAGAGCCGCCGTCCATGTAGTAGAGCGTCATCACTGGGCTTGATCGAGCCGCACGGATAGCTGCGGTTGCGGGTTGAATTTGCAAATACCAGCCTTTTTCACTCATGACCGCAGACACATCGACACCTAACACTGACTGCATTTGCGCCTTTTGGCTTTGCGACAACACCACACCCCGACGAATTGCGCCGAAGCTCACCGCAGCTTCAATGGGATCTTGGCAGGCTGCATAAATCAGCGCGTAACCGTCCGCGTTATAGGGTATTGACGTTACACCAATCATCAAATTAATGATGCTGTATTGCAGATTGGCATTCAGCCATATTTGATTGAGGTACGAATCCAGCCACGTCCAGATGCCCGACACACTGCCGGGATAGAAAAATACAAACTGGTCGTTTGCCGTTGCGTAATTGCCGTAGTAGTTATACCCGTTGCCCTTGAGCGCATCAGCCGCAGCTTGCGTCACAACGGTTTGCGTGACGTTGCTACCCTGCTTAAACGCTGCTGTTGCCCGACCATTCAAGCGGTTGAAATCAAGGGATGCGGCAAATCCCAATACAAACGCAGTGGCGGTTACATCCCCGAATACAGGGATAGAGCCTGACACATTGCCCGATTGTAGGTAGTAGCCCCACGTAACGGTACTGCCCAAGGTCAGCGCGTTCACATCGGAGTCCATGCCGACGTAACCAAATCTAGGCGCAACACTTGCCGCCCAGTCGCTGAATGCCTGTTTTTCAGCTAGGATTGACTCCCATGTAGTCGTGAACAATGCCCAGTTTCGAGAGATGGCAATGATACCCGGCATAAACGTTGCTGGTGTTGCAATCGCTGCACCTGCCGACGTTACCGCCCCCGTTGCCGCTGTCAGCATCAAGCCTGCCGATAGCGTGCCTGTGGCAAACGATACGGTAGATGTTGCGCCAGTGGTTGAGCTGGTGATTTTAAAAGCGTTGCGCTGCTGGTCATAAGTGACCGTCCCGCCCAGCGATGTAAACGCCGCTTGAATGATCGTTGCTGCATTACTAAAGCTGGTTGCCGCTGTCAAAGTGATGGCGCTTGACGTTTTAGCCACGCCGTCGACACTGACAGTAAGCACGCCCGATAACGCTTTGAGTTGCGTCAATGTCATTGTGCCAAGGTTTGCACCCCGCATGTAGCCAGCAGCCGCAGCCGGGTTGAACTGCGCGAAATACAGCAGGCCCGGTGTTTTTGTGCCATTAACAAAACCAGCGAAGTACGTTTGCGCCATTTTGTATTCGGTGCTGGTCAGCCCGAAAAACGCGCCAACGTCATCATCGGATACGAACGGCTTGACCGATCCGACTGGAACGGCGGTGTCTTGCGTCAGAATTAGCCCGTTAAGGTCGACCGCGTTACCCGCAGCAGACAATACGCCGGGGTTGATGCGAACAATGGACGAAATAGGGATACTCATTTGAGGCTCTCCAAATTGATAGTAATTGCATCCGCGTACTGTTGCGGGTGGGTATATTGTGGGTTGTACTGCAACGCAGCGGATAGTTTCCAGCGTTGCTCATACGTTTCTTCGCCGTTGATAAGCGGTATTTGCACGGGGTCATCAGCGTACAGTGGTTGGCACGGTTCACCAAAATCGTCCGCCGCGTAACAGGTTCGGAACATCGTCATAATCCGAGCCGCCGTGTCTCCCGAATCTGCACCGTAGCAATCAAGTTGCACTGTGATTTTGCTGGGTGCGGTTTGCAGCGCTTCATTCGTGCCGGGATAGTCCGTATGATTGGTGGATAGCCGCTCAACGCTGATTAAATTCATCGAGATAAACGGGTCGAGCGGCATAGGCACACCGTTATCTTGAGCCGCTATGACTTGTGTACCAGCCGGAACGATCAGCAGCAGGAATGCGCGTAACGCAGTTAAAACATCGTTTTGTGTCATTGCATCACCACTACTACTTTGCACCAGTTAGACCACGTTTCGAGCACCTGCACCACGCGCCAGTCATGCCCGCCGAAGTTGAGCATGTCACCGCCTTTTTGGTCGGCACGGACAATGCCCTGTACATCTCCGTACATATACACAGCCCGTTTGATGCCCTGAATATTGAGACCATCAATGTGTTGCAGGTCATTAGCCGACAGGGCTTGCACCTGTGCTGCAACCGTGGACGACGTTGTGTTTGCCGTCCTGTGTCCTACTGAATCCGTCAAAAACGTACCATCGGGGCGCGTCCATGTCACAAGGATATTGCCATTGATTGGCTGTATTGCGCCGTTGGCAATGCCGCGTAATTCCATTAATCCTCCACAACATAGGTTACAGAGTTAATCATGTGTGACGTGTCGATCAATGGTTTTGCAAAGCCCTTCTCGGCAATCGTTCGGGCGGCAAGTGGCGGGTCGGTCAGGTCATTGATTGACTGTTTCAGCGCACCTGCTATGTCCTCACCCATCAGGGACAGTGCTGTATGCCCACCCATAGGAGCAAGATGCGCCAGTTTATCGCCCCACGTAGGTGATTCTTTGGCAATCATGTTGCGGAAAAACGGGCGTGGTGGCTGGTGCTTGGTCGGGATGCCGTACTCGTTGGATGCCGCAACAGCCGCAACAGGCGTGCCGTCGGGATACGTTGCACCGGACATAAATCCGACGGACACACGCCCACCGCCCATCTGTTCGGCGATTTCCGCCAATCGTCTCATGACCCTATCACCACCGATTAACACACCCATCGGAAACCCCGCAATGCCGTAGTCGCCTGCCAAAATTGTGCGCCCCACTGGGTCTGCTTAAACCACTCACCGCTTCCGGGCGTGGCTGTAGGTGCGGCAATACCAATGGACACACTGCCCTCCGTGGCTGATGTCATAATGCCGACAGGACGGGGCAACCCATCAGCCGACAATGCGCCACCCAAGTATGCGATGTGCGCTGTTACCATCCATAGCAGCCGCTCCCGGCGGCCAACGTCTTGTACGGGGCTACCGTCACTGTTTGACAGGTAAAACCCCGCGTCATTAAAACACGCAGTCAACATTGCATCCGCCACGCCAGCAAATGCTGGGTAACGGATTTTGAATGCAGTCGGGTCAAACGAGACGATAGCCATTAGCCAGCCGTTGCGGGGGTGACGCTAGACGCTGCTGGGTCAATTGGCTCCAGCCCTGTTTTGGGCTGGTCTGTCGACTTTGCTTCAGCGTCCGCTGCTTTGGCGGAAAAAATAGCGCCAGATTTGAACGGGGCGAATTCTTTATTCGCCTTTACCCATTCCGACCAAAAGCCATCGTCAACTTCGGTTGTGCCGTAATCAGCGCCAATGATTGACGCCTTGTTAACGCCATTCAGCTCGATGGATTTTTCGCCCAATTCGAGCACAATGCCGCACGGTAATTTGCAATGAATAGTAGCCACAATTAAACCCCCAACATTTGAGCGATGAACACAGGAAGGTAGATGATCGTTCCCCAAACACCCTGAGATTTTTTCTGCCGGAAGCTGGATGACCCAATCACAACAGGGTGCGCACGCATTTTCTCGGTGAATGCACATTCCGCCGTGCGCTGACCTTCATATTCATCGACAATCAACTGTAATAACTCACCACCGCCCGTGCTGTAGTCAGGGGCGGTCTTGACGGTCATTCCGGGGAAATTCTTTTTCAGTATATCCGCCACAGACACGTTATAAGTGGTCGTGTTGGTAAGGTATACTTCGGATGACGGGGACATAGCCAGCGTCATTTTGGTATCCAGCTCAATCAAACCGCCGCTTTTCGTCTGTAGCTGCTTAAACAGCTTCTGGATGTCCGCGAGGATTTCCAGCGCAGTGGCAACTGTCCAGCTTGTTCCGGTTGCTGCTTTGGTCGTAGGCACAATTGCCGCGTTTAATTGCGGGTCATTCAGCAATCCATAGTTCTGCAAACCAGCGATGCCATTGAAGTACGCCTTGTTCTGAAATTTATTCAGGGTCATTGCGCTGGCGATGTTCAGTCGGTTAGCGAAGTCGATCTTAGCCAGACCTGCGCGTTCAAGCTCGCGCTCACCCCATTGGGTCACGGTTTGGTAGTGGAAACTTTGACGCTGCGGGAAGTTTGCATTAACGCCCGTGCTTCCGGTTTCGTTGTAGTCGCCGTAAGCCGTGGTTTGACCTGTCGATTCTATCATGCTGAACATGGCGGTTTCGGTTGTCCAATCCCCTTTCTTAACCTCCTGCCCAACGATCTCGACCGCCTTCATAGGGCTGACCAGCACTTCGATCAGCTTGGGGTCAACGAACGTGGAAAGGAACGCGGGAATGCCGCTGTTGCTTGACGTAATCATGGTCGGCTGCGCATCGCACGCAAACCCGCCGTCATGAGCATAATGCAAACGTAAGTTATCAGGCTGCCACTGGGGGAGCACGCCCATAAAGTGGATGCCTGCCGCTTCGGCAAGGCTTTGTAATACTGGATCCATGAGTTACTCCTTACAGGCTCATTACGGCAAGTTCGCCCGTCAGGCACGCTTGCGATACGACAAATGGGGTTTCGACGAAACCGGAGATGATGGCGCCAGCCGCGCCTGTCTGGGTTGAACCGTCTGTTAGCTTTGCGAACACCTTTTGCCCGACGACCGCAGCGTTGGTGTTGGCAGTAAACCAGTAATCGCCAATGCTCATCAGGGTGACGGGCTGGCCTTGCAGCACGGCATTGCCCGACTCTGCCAGATAGGTGGTGATGCTGGCTTGCTGATCACGGTGGACAAACCCCGTAGGTGCGCCAGCGCCTGTGTTTGCAACGGTTGTGCCTGTTGCCCACGCAAATCGACCGACCGTCACGCCGCCCGTTGCAGCAACAAAACCGCTCTCAGGGCTTACGACGCTTGCACGCGGGTTACTACTGGCAAAATCACCCGCATTCGCCGGGGCTGGGTACGTATTCACGCTCTTTTGAAATGGCATAACCTGCCCTCCTTAAACTGTCTTAAACCGGGAGATTCCCGGGAATTTTGAAACCGCTCCCGCTGAATCACGGGCAACGATGGGAGCGGATTGTGATTTTCCGGTTGCAACCTTCAGCAGGGCTTTGAGTGCTGGCAGGCCGGTAACGCCTTTGTGATCGACCTTCAAATGATCAAGCGCAAAGCCGTAGATGTCAGCCGCCGAATCCATCGCAATAACATCACCCACAACACGGCGCACAGCGGCGCGTGCTTCGGTCGCATCACGGAATTCTTGACGCATGGCATCCATCGCGGCCTTCACGTCTTCTTTGCTCACCTTGTCATCGTCATTAGGGTCTTTGTCGTTGGCTTCCGGCTGTGCAATCAGGTCGCAGATGGCGGAAATGGTGGCATCATCAACCTTGCCCGACAACATGCTTTTGACCTTTTCCGCAGGGGATTCATCCACGGCAGCGGGCGGGGGCGTTGACGCCTCTGGCTCATCTTCGACGCCAATCAGGGCATCAATCACGTTGTCGAGCTGCTCGGCTGAAAGTGTGGCATCTTTTGCCAGCACTGCCGCCTTGATAGTGGCTTTTCGTTTCATTTCTGGGGTTCCCTTGGTAAATGGGTTGGAGTCGGAAACAATCACATCAGCACCGGCACGGCCGACTTCAACAAGTGCCAAGTGATTTCCTCTGATTTCAGTCATGCGTCCGTCATAGTGTTCTCCGCCCACATCGCCCGGGGTCATGTCAGCAACGTAGCGATAGGAGCATGATAACTCTCGCACGGTATCGGTCTCAATTCCGGCGATGGCGGTGGCATCCCAGAACACCAGATCGGCATCAAGATAGGGCGCGTTAAACTCGACGTTAGAGCCGATTGCACCGATGACCAAATCAGGTCGGGGTGCGTCAACAGTGACGGGGATGTGTTCCTTCAAGATTGGCAAACGGGCAAAGGTTGGGGCGGCTTTTGCCAGCTCTGCCGGGTCTCGGTAAAGTTTGTAAACCTGTCCGGGTTTCAGACCCAACTCCTCCCATTGCGGGATTTCTCGCCCGTAGTATGGGTTTATCGCGGCTTTGCTGA